TATCCCTATAATGCGGGTTGGCATGACATATCAGCACAGCAGTTTACTCCCGAAGAATGGTAGATTTAAAAATAATATAAATAGAAGTATTGAGAAAAAAATCCGTATTATGATAAACTTATTATACCTTAATCGAAAAGGAAACTATTATGGCTCTTAAATCGTCAGAGTCTCCAAATGTTACAGTACGCGAAGTCGATCTAACAGGCGTTGTTCCTGCTACGTCTAGTACTACTGGCGCATTCGCTGGAGAATTTAACTGGGGCCCCGCACTTAAACCAACTATCGTTTCTAACGAAGCAGAGTTGGCACTTAAATTTGGGTCACCTGTACAAGGAGGCGCGGCCGCCTCAGACTTTTTGTCTGTTGCGCAATTCCTCAAATATTCATCAACTGCATACGTTACGCGTATTGTAAGCGATGGAGACACTAACGCTGTTGCTGAAGGTTCGGCAGGCGGGACAGAGGTTGTTGCCGGTGGTAGCGATCTAACTTTGCGGTATGTCACCGAAGGCGAAGTGTATTTCTATGAATTACCCTTCCGCGTCGGAGATAATGCGTTAAACCCTGTAATTGATAGCACATGGAAAACTAATGTTCTTGACGCCACCGGAGCCGTAGTTCATGCTGTCGGCACTTCGGCTGATGGTGAGTTGACATTAACAACTCCTCCGCTAACTGGTAACAGTCGGTTAGTATATACCCCTGAAGCTGACGGTGATGGAGTGGTAACTCCACATCCAGAAATCGTAGCAACATGGTTATATGACCAACCACTACCTACTGGTATCCAAGTACTTAATGCTGAAGATTACGAACAGCAAGATTTGGATTTTTACAAGATTATAGCACGCTATCCTGGCGACCGTGGTAACCTCATTAGTGTTCAAGTTTGCCCTCCTGCAGCATTTGCCCAATGGACTTACGCAAGCAAGTTTTCTTCTGCGCCAGTAGGTAATGAAGTTCACGTCGTGATCTTAGTCGACGGTGAAGTTGTTGAGACTCACGAGTACTTATCAACTGTTGAAGGCGCAAAACTACCAGACGGTTCAGCGAACAATGTATTGGATGTTATCAATAACAAATCCGATTGGGTTTGGGCGTCTAGCATTGGTACTTTAACAACTAGTGTTGTGACATTCACCTTGTCAGGTGGAGCTAACGGTGTACATGGTAAGGCGGACTATATTCGCGCATTCGACCAGTACGCAGACGTAGATTCAATTACAGTAGATTTCTTAGTAGCACCTTCTCGCGGAGCAAATGACGGGATTGATGTTGAGGTAGCAGCTTTGGCCAAAACACGTAGAGATTGTGTTGCGGTAGCATCTCCTTATGGGGACGCAGTCAAAGCATCAAGCATGGACGACATTATAGCTTGGTCTAATGGATTACCCGACAGCGATTACCTCATTTGTGACGGTAACTGGTTAAAGGTATACAACAAGTATCAGGACAAGTACGAGACTATCGCGGCGGCATCATCTACCGCAGGTATCATGGCAGCAGCAGATAGAGATTCAGCACCTTGGTTCTCACCAGCTGGTTCACGTCGTGGTCAATACTTTGGTGTAACATCTCTTGTCTTCAATCCAACCAAGGCACAACGTGATACATTATATAGCGCAAAAGTAAATCCAATCGTCAGCTTGCCTGGCCAAGGTACTGTACTATTCGGTGATAAGACTCACCTATCACGTCCATCAGCATTCGACCGTATCAACGTACGTCGTTTGTTCTTGGTGATTGAACGTTCAATCGCAGAGGCGGGTAAAAACGCAATGTTCGAATTCAACGATGAGTTTACTCGCGCAGAATTTGTTAACATCGTAGAACCGTTCCTACGTGAGATTCAGGGTCGTCGCGGTATCACTGACTTCCGTGTTGTTTGTGATGAAACAAACAATACATCAGCAGTCGTTGATCGTAACGAATTCGTAGCAACAGTCTTCATCAAACCAGCACGTTCTATCAACTACGTAACATTAAACTTCGTAGCAGTTAGATCAGGTGTCGAGTTTGAAGAAGTCGTTGGCACAGTTTAAGGAGATATATAATGTCACTAAGAGTCGATGATTTTAAAGCAAAACTGAAAGGTGGTGGTGCTCGTACCAACCTTTTCAAAGCTACATTAAACTTTCCTGCCTATGCTGGCGGAGACGCAGAACTTACATCGTTTATGTGTAAGGGTGCTCAGTTGCCAGCATCGACAATGGGATTTGTAGAAGTTCCTTTTCGTGGTCGTATGCTTAAGATAGCAGGGGATCGGACATTCGAAACTTGGACAATCACTGTCTTAAACGACACTGGTTTCGAGGTTCGAAATTCTATGGAACGTTGGATGAACGGTATGAACGCACATAGTTCAAATACTGGTATCACCAACCCAGTCTTATATCAATCTGACCTCATTGTTGAGCAGTTAGATAAAGATGGTTCTACTGTAAAAACTTATAACCTTCGTGGATGTTTTCCGACTAACGTTTCATCAATTGAAGTTAGTTATGATAACGAAGCAATCGAAGAGTTTACAGTTGAGTTTCAAGTCCAGTATTGGGAATCTAATACGACTAGTTAATAATGGTATAAGTAAGTGTATCGTGGGGAGAATACTCCCCACTTTTCTTATCGTGAGGATATATGGCAGATAATAGTTTTTTTAAAGCGTTTGGTTTTGAATTAAAGAAAGTTGAGAAACCTGAAGCCAAAAAGGCGCAATCAATAGTTCCCGCAGTCGATGAAGATGGCGCGGGCTATGTGTCAGCGTCTGGTTCTTATTTTGGTCAATATGTAGACCTAGAAGGAACTGGAGCCAAAGACAACCAAGAACTTATTAAAAAATATCGTACTATTGCGGAACATCCAGAATGTGATGCTGCTATTGAAGATATTATTAATGAGGGTATTGTTGGCGGCGAGTTAGAATCAGCTGTAAGTATTAATTTAGACAAAGTCAAAACAACAGACAGCATTAAAAAAACCATTACCGAAGAGTTCAACAACATTTGTTCTATGTTGAATTTTGAAGAACATGGACACGACATCTTCCGTTCGTGGTATGTAGATGGACGTTTGTACCACCATTTAGTGGTAAACGAGTCCAATTTAAAAGCGGGTATTGTAGAAATTCGACCTATCGATGCTACTAAGATGAGGAAGGTAAAAGAAGTAAAGTACAAGAAAGATGAGAAGACTGGTGCTAAGATCGTAGATAAAACTCTGGACTTCTACATCTATCAAGAACGTGCCGGTGGTACTAACGGAGTAAAACTTACTCCAGACTCAGTAAATTATGTCACGTCGGGTCTATTAGACTCCTCGAAGAAGCGTGTGTTATCATATTTACATAAAGCAGTCAAACCAGTTAATCAGTTACGTATGATGGAAGACTCTCTAGTCATCTATCGTATGGCACGTGCGCCTGAACGTCGTATCTTCTATATTGACGTGGGCAACTTACCGAAGGGTAAAGCTGAACAACATATCAAAGATATTATGTCACGTTATAGAAACAAAGTAGTCTATGACGCGAGTAGCGGTGAAATTAAAGATGACCGTAAACATATGTCTATGCTCGAAGATTTCTGGTTACCTCGTCGCGAAGGTGGTCGTGGTACTGAGATTAGTACACTACCTGGCGGTGAAAACCTAGGACAGATTGACGACATTATATACTTCCAGAAGAAGTTATATAGGTCACTTAATGTTCCTCTAAATAGACTCGAACAAGAGGCGCAATTTAGTTTAGGTCGTTCTACAGAGATTGGTCGAGATGAAGTTAAATTTCAGAAGTTCATTGACCGTCTGCGTAAAAAGTTCTCTCATCTGTTCATTGATATTCTGAAGAAACAACTTCTTCTTAAAGGTATCTGTACAGAACAGGATTGGGAACTATGGAAACGTGAGATTCAAGTAGACTATAACAGGGATAATCACTTCACTGAGATGAAGGATGCTGAGTTGTTGCGTGAACGTCTACAGACTATGGATCAGGTTTCACAATATGTAGGTGAATATTTCTCACGTGAGTGGGTAATGAAGAATGTCATGATGATGAATGATGACGATATAGAAAATATGCGTAAAGAAGTTGAAGCAGAAAATGCCAACTCTGACGACGCGGATGATTTGGAGATATAATATGACTGAAGTAACAACCGTAGTAAATGAAGATATCGAAGAGCCAGGCATGGACTTTGTCAATGCTCTACAAGGTGGAGACTTCCGTTCCGCAGAAAGTATATTCAACGATATGCTCGCGGATAAAGTACAGTCGTCTTTAGACGCAGAGAAAATCGCAGTCGCAGGACGGATATTCAATGATGAAGAAGAATTAGACGGTGATGACCTAGACGATGATCTAGAAGATGATTTAGACGACGAAACCGAGTCTGACGAAGACTGATTCTAACATGAATCTAACTAAGAAGATGGTTCACATTTGGATTGGGCCTTTTAAACCCCCCATCCAATGGATGAATACGTGGAAAGAGAAACACCCCGATTGGGACTATAGTATATTCACCGATGAGATGTACAAGTCACGCACGTGGTATAATCAACATCTCATGGATGAGTACTATTCCAAAGAAGTTTGGGCAGGTGTCGCAGATTTAATTCGTTATGAATTATTATATGAGGACGGTGGTTTCTTACCACCCGCAGACGCTATATGCTATGAGAATATGGATGAAGTGTTCACCAGCCCGTCAGATTATGCGTACACCGTATATGAAAATGACAGGGATGAACATATAGCACCGAACTGGATATCCCCTATACAGGCATGTAACGCGGGGAATACCTTAGTTAAGTTATTGATAGATACCTTACATGAATTGAAAGTAGAAGAGCTTAGTTTAAAACCGTGGCAGTCTACCGGTAATGAATTTCTCTCACAGTTTGTACCTGATAAAGAGAAACATAAATTAACTATCTGGCCTTCCTATTATACTATCCCGAGGCATTATTCTATTCGTTCCACTCCTTATATGGGTAATGATAAGATATATGCTGAACAAATGTGGGGAAGTACAAAGAAAATTTACGTTTAAGTTTTATTTTTGTATAAATAATAGGAAAAGAGTAAAAGATGAAATCATTTCAACAAATTAGAGAATCATCTAAAAAAGTCTTCAGTAAGAAGATGGGTGGTTATCCGGTAGTAATTAATCAGACCAAAAAAGGGTTTGAGTTGAATATTGATGGAGACTACGTAGATGCTTTCAAGACGCAGAAGGAAGCAGAGTCAACTGCTAAACAAGTCCTCATAGACTTAGGAAAATTAAAATGAAGCTGATTACCGAATTTAATGACAGCCACGATTTACAGTGTATCGTGGAAGCCAAGGAGAATGGCGAAAAGAATTATGTCATCGAGGGTGTGTTCGCACAAGCAGATTCAAAAAACCGTAATGGGCGAATTTACCCCAAAGCAATTATGGAACGTGCTGTAAATAAGTACGTTACCGAACAAGTTAGCAAGAAGAGAGCAGTCGGTGAGTTAAATCATCCGGAAGGCCCAACTGTTAACTTGGATAAAGTTTCGCATTTAATCACTGACCTTCACTTTGAAGGCAATGATGTAATCGGAAGGGCGCAAATATTGGACACTCCTATGGGTAAGATTGTAAAAGGTCTTCTTGCTGGTGGTGTTCAACTAGGAGTGTCAACTCGTGGTATGGGAAGTCTTGTGAGCAAAAATGGCATAAATTATGTCGGAGAAGACTTTATTCTTAGTACAGTAGATATCGTACAAGACCCAAGTGCACCAAATGCTTTTGTTAATGGTATTATGGAAGGTGTAGACTGGGTTTGGAATAATGGAATTCTTGAGCCTCAAGCAATTGAAGAGATAGAGACTGAAATCAAAGCAACACCCGCTGCATATCGACCTGAAGTGCAGATGCGTGAGTTTAAGAATTTCCTCTCGTTAATCAAATCTAAACTATAAGGAGTCACTATGACTAATCTTAAAAAAGAAGTCGAAGTTGAAATCCGCGATAGCATTGTTGATACTAACGAAATCGTGGAGGAAACTCTGGACGAAGCACAAGCACCTAAAGCGAAGGGTAAGGCAGAGGCTACACCAGTATCCGAACCTGAGTCAATCGCATCGGTAGATAAGGCTGCGGACGCTACATCCAAAACATCGCTTCCAAAAACCAAGGCAGGAATGTTGAACGCAATGTACCAAACCGCTTCAAAAATGAAGAAAGGTGACTTGCAAGCAGCATATGCCAAAGTATG